TGGACTGTAGGCAATACCAGACTTATTACCAACTCCATAGGGGTCTTTCTCTCCAGTAGCTATGTCGTTTCTAGCATTGTTTAAATTGCCAGCCATTTTAATAAGCTCGTTGCTTGATTTATTTGGGTCAGCCAAAGCATCTCCTGCGTAGTTAGGAATTTGTCCAGTACCCTTTGGTACTTTGTCCCCCAATGAAAGTGCGTACTCTTCCGGTGACATTATTTCACCAGTCTTAGGGTCGCGATATTTTTCATATAAATCGTTAGCCGGAGCCACAGGAGCTGCTGGAGCGGGAGGAGCACCTGCAAACACAGGAGCAGCAGGTTTTATTTCCGAATCTCCTTCTGGATTATAAGTTCCACCACCATAAGGTAGCGTTTCTGTATCCAGTTTAGGACCTCCTATCATCGCGGGAGTTGAATGTGCTGTGTTCATATTCCCTCGATATAGGTCTAATAATGGATTTGGTGGTAATGTGTATTTTGACATATGTTTAGTATTGATTTTTATAACCAGTGCTTAAAAGTTTATTACCCCTGTTCCAAAGATAGCCGGCAGCTCTAGTATTTGCATTAGCCATTCTTTCGGTATTCCTTGTACCTTGATAGCTATATTTACTGGGTTGATAAACACTTGATAAACCAGATGAGCCGACTCCACCTCTAGCCACGCTTGGATTGAAAGTGTTACCCCCTAGTTTGTAATATTGATTTAGATTTTTAGCGGCTTCATTGCCGTACTTGTATTGAAAATCACTAGCAGTACTGCCAATGTTCCTAGCAACTTTATTTCTAGTATAAGCTTGGTCTTGTTCGTAGGCTCTTTGTAGGTTTTTTTCTTTCTGAACTCTGCTACCAGAGAAAAGTACACCCTGATTAGCAGCCTTTTGGTCACCCTTTGCCTTATCTGATTCAAACATTTGACCTGAACTTATCAGATAATTCTGATAATCTTCTTGCTGTTGAGCCACATCAGCCTCCGCATCAGCTGTTTCTTTGGCTTGTAGAGCCTCGTAATAGAGCTTATTGTCCTCTTTTGCCTTATTTAGAGCCTCTTGCTGGTCTTCAGCACTAAAAGGCTGACCGTTAAAATCAACAATACCTTCTAAATTGCCTGTGGATAAAGCGTGGACAATCTCTTCGATGGAACTTCCACCTTGCGTTAACTCCTGTATTTTGGGGTTACTAGCAGCTGCATCAGCATAAATCTTATCCACAGATTCCTGTGTTTCTTGCGTGGGAGCTGGCTGAATAACTTCTTGACCACCCGCTTGCGACGCAGCTTGCAATTCGGGGATGTTCAAAATCTTCTGATTGTTATCAGCGTAGTAGTAGCTACCATCTTTTTTGTAAAAATTTCTTGCCATATGTTTATTATATTACTTTTTGTGTTTTTAAGCTATTTCTATTTCATCAGGTTCAGGTAAAGCCTTTTTGGCTACGTCTGATTCATAGCCTTTTACTTTGTTTTTCATCTCTTCGAGCAACATTCTTTTAGCAAATTGATTTTTACTTTCCGGATTATCAATTTGTTCTTCATTTATTCCAACCTTCTTTTTATAATCATACAAAAAGGCATAGGCATTTGCTAGCCTAGTTGCATTTTGTGTTGATAATGTGAATTTTATTTCTGGCATATATTTATTATTATTTATTATGGCACATAAGCTAGTGCTTTCCAGGCACCCGCTTTGTAAACCCACACTTCATCGTAGGTTGTGTGATAAAACATCATTCCATTACTAGCTCCACTTGGCGGAGTACTTGAAGTATATAATCTTACCGGTCCAAATAAATCTAGCCCTCCTAATCCAGAAAAACCTGCGTTTCTTCCATACCATCTACCAATAGCATTACCCTCATTATCTTGAATTTTAAGTTGATTTGGTGATGGCATATCAATTACAGCGTCTGAACTAGAGCCGTCCATAAAAATACGGAAATAATTTCCAGAAGAGTACTTCATTGAAATAACATTACCTCTTGTAACTCCCATTCCCCATATACCAGAATCGTCTGGGTCTTGCCCAAGATAACCTACTAATGTTGAACCACTATTTTGGACACTGATACTATCAGAAACTTTGAAAATTCCAGCCGTGATTGTTCCCATATCAGCTTTGATGGCTGATAGATTTGTAACATTGATTGAATTTGCTACAACCAAATCAGTTCCAATCACACCGCCAGAAATTAGAGTGGTAGAAGCCAAACTATTAACTCTTGCTGTATCATATGCGGTATTATTTCCAGTTACATCAGCATCTGTTCGGGCAACTGATAGGCTACCAGTTGTTATTTGACTGGCTGAAAGATTACCAAGAAAATAGGCATTGCCAGACCCATCAATTGCAAAGTTTTTAGCACGAATCCAACTGTTATCCAAATCAATCTGCATACCGGCAGTTGAGAAATTACCAGATGAATATGCGTAATCAACTGATTGCAAGGCACCGGTTACTACATTATCAGCAGTAAGTAGATTTGTTTTAATATATCCACCAACAATTACGGTCGTTCCTAATTGAGCTTCTTCTACTAAAGCTAAATAAGCTAAGGCTCCGGCACTTGCTGTAGGAAAAGCTGTCCCTATGCCTACATTAGTTCCAACAATCAAAGTACCTGTTACAATTTTTGAAGCATCAATTGTATTTACTAATATGTTATCACCAACTATCTGTTCAGCTTCAGTCAGATTATATGTAGCGGCATCTGATTCATTTTTAGCAACCGCGATTATAACCTTTCCAACACCAACCGCGTCAGAAGAGGTTGTTGAAGTCTGGTAAACTGTTTCAGATTCAAGCAATGATAAATAAATATAAGTCTTTGCAGACATATTGCCGGTATTTCCAGCACTGATAGCATAACTATTTCCTTCAGCATCAAGGAATGTTCCAGACCCCCAAGAAACAGTATCGGTATCAGTAGAAGAGAAGACACAACTCTGTGTCCAGCCCCAATCACCAACATTGATAGTTGAGTCAGGTAAATTGCCGGGTTCTATTATTACATTGCCTTGATTTATATCTTGAGCAGCACCACCAGAGGGGACTGGTGGAGCTGAATTATCAGAATTATCCATAGACATAAATGTAGAGTCCTTCGTTCCGGAATCTTGGTCATTATCTCGATAGAGATATCTATTCAAATATAATTCTTTTAATTGCATACTAATTTTCTTCAAAGCCGGCATCCTCTAACTTAAGTATTTCGATGCCATTCAATACTATAGGAGTCCCTGTGGAATTTCCTCTTATTCTAAATCTAATTAAGTTAAAATCTTTTGTCTTTATATTAGGAAGTAATCCTGCGTAGCTTGATTTAAGTGTACCAATATCGTGCCATTTATTGACTTGTTCTTTGTCAGTTTGATATTGCACAAGTGAGCCACCGCCATTTTCACTCATCACCGCTACACCACTCGCTGTCTTTGTATGAGAATACATTTCAGTGAATGACCTCCAGCGGTCAATCAATTCATAATAAATTGGTTCATCAAAATCTGTGTTACCAGAATCAAGTTTACCAACTAATCCTGTTGAGGTTCCTGCTACCTGCTCAATGGTGGTCCCATTATCATAACTAATCAAAGCAGTGATGCTTGTATCAGCAAAATCGTAGATGGTCCAAATTTGAGTAGATAGAGAATATCTCATCTGACAATTTGAATAGGTCACCCCTTCAACAGTAACTGGACCAACAGACCATTTGATAGCATCGGTACCATCATAAACTCCAGTTATATCTTCATAGTTTGCACGAGGAATAGCTTTTACAAAGTCATTTACCCTGCGAGAAATTTCAGTAGGTTGAGCATCATAGGTGAACTTGTAAAAACCAGAAGAGTGATGGAAATAAATACCATCTTTACCTTGAACAATTGATTCTTGAGAATATGTCCCAACATTATATGCTGGATAAGGGTCAACATTATCTACTGCATAGACTCTGTATATATGGTTTTGTTTAAAAATCAGAAGTGCTTTAGGCACTCTGAATAATCCAGTCATTGATTCACCATCTTGAGGAGAAAATTTAGCTATAAAGTTTTCAGTCAGACTAAAAGTCAATGGAGTAACGTAGCTTGTACCATCTGTTGATTGAACAATATCAGTGTAGTAAAGAATGTCTAGTGCTGCATCGCCTATCCAAACACGACCATCAAACCCAGCTTCAATAAAATCTCCTGCCGGCAGAGTAGCCGGAACATCAGTTGTATCAAAAGTTCCACCATTAGAAGTCTTTGGGTCGTCTCCAGCGTTGCCATTCACCATCCAGGTTCTATTTAAAAACTGACTGAATCTAGCCTTTGCTGTTCCAGTCAAAGATGCTCTGACTTGAGCCCAGTTTCCTGTCCCTGAATTCAGTGCCTGAATAGTTGCTCCAACGTGGGCAAAGAGATATTTAGTAGCACTTGCCTGGGAGTTCAAGGTCCCAAAAGCTTTGATACTACCCGCTAGAGTTGTGGCATATGTAGCTATCCCCAATCGAATGGTCGTTGAGCCAATCCTATCGAAGTTCATATTGATTGCTAACTGCACAGAATTTTCTGGACAAATTGTATCACTCAATTGAGATGAACGAATGACCCCCTCTGTTGGGTATGGTATTTTTATATTCTCGATTGTTTCTGGCATATGTTTATTTTAACTTTCCTATCTCCCCACTCCTCCGCAAAAAAAAGTGGGGAAGAGAAAAACTAAATAGTAATTCTAAACTTCGATAACGGTAACTAGACCGTCAACAACTGTGATTGTCTGTACGGGACCAGTAGGACCGGCGTTGAAACCGTTTCCTGGACCAGTATAACCAGTGTATCCAGTTGGACCGTCAGGACCTGTGTAACCAGTGTAACCAGTTGCACCAGTAGGACCGTCAGGACCTGTGTAACCTGTGAAGGCTCCAGGACCAGTGTAACCAGTATAACCAGTTGCACCAGTAGGACCGTCAGGACCTGTGTAACCGGTTGCACCAGTGTCAGTAGCTGAACCAGCTGGACCGTCAGGACCAGTGTATCCAGTAGGACCGTCAGGACCAGTAACTGAAGAATCAGCTCCGTCAGGACCAGTATATCCAGTATAGCCTGTGTAACCAGTATAACCGGTTGCACCAGCAGCACCTGAACCAATGGTTGACCAAGATGGGTTAGCTACTGTACCAGTCATCTGGTAAACAGCTGAACCATCTCTATCTTGAAGTAAGCACTCCAACGCAAACTTATTTGCGTAGGTTGTTCCTGCGTAAGGACTACCACCGGAAACTGTACCGAAAGTAATCAATTGTAGTGAACTTGTAGCACTTGGCTGTTCCTGTTGTTGAATATCAACTAGAGGAATCAGCGGGTCTGAATAAGCCATATGTGTAAATTTGTTAACTTGTTATTATTGTGGAATCTTGACCCGTGTAGAGGTTGTTGAATAAGGCTTGCACCAAATCCTCGAACTTCACTAAATCGGGGTCTTTGTTATCCAATGAAGTATCCTTTCGATACTTGATTGCATAGCGTAGATACCACTTATAAATCTCTCTGTAGTGCTCTGGGAGCTCTTGAGAAAGACTTACAACTTCATCAATCTTTTTATAATAATCAATGTAGAGATTTTGTCCCTGCATTGAGTCTGGAACTATTCTGTCGAAATACAATTTCTCTTCGAATACAGTGTAATAGATAGGCTGTGAAATTGTGGGTCTCGACCAAACCCGAGTTCCATCAGGAATTATTCTTGTGATTCCTGTCACTCCAGTAAGTTGATTTGTTGCTGTATCAATACCGGTGTAAGCAATTTCTTCAATCTCTTCATCATAGTCTGCCGTTGCTACATATGCTACGCCGGATGCACTGTCAGGGAAATCCCCAACATTTTCTAATGTGACGGTGACTGCACCTATCGCGGTTTCACCCGAAGTAGTGCCACCCATTACTGAAAACGCCACTTGATTCCAGGTTCGTTTATCAATATATCTCATATTGAAAGGCGTTAATATATTATCTACTAAGAGCCTAGCTGCCAAAACAGACTGGTCTGTCTCGAGGAAATCAACATTCGTTGGTAAATCAACGTAGTTGGTTCCAGCTAGCATCTTAATTGGATACTCAAATTCTTGTTGCCAAGCGTGACGGATTCCGTACAACTTAGCAGCTACAAA